GACAATCCGATCAAAGCTGTCAATTCGGGTATGGATGTTGTCTTGGGTCCGTCCTTTGATTACCTCCAGACCATCCAGTCTCCTAAAAGTTTGAATGTCGGTGACCGAGGCGATATTGACCAGATTTTTACTAACGTTGGCGCTATTCGAACATATACAGATCGGCTCATTCGAGGACCAAAGACAGGAAATCAATTTTTCCGCGATACGGGTGGTCTATGCAAAGCTCCAGGTGGAGGACTCGTGCAGCGTTACACGTGGGTGAATAACAAGCTTGGAATGGACGATGCAGCAGGGATCCTGGGAGACAGTTTTGCAAATGCAGTCCAGGGCAGTGGGTTTGATGGTCTGATTCCTGGTGCTGGTGGTGATATTGCGGCTCTGAATCCTCTGAAAATCATGAACGGAATGGTTCTTGATGGTGTCCCGAAGTGTAAGGCCTACACGTGCAGTATCACAAATGTTGTCACGGGTGCAGATAGTGGCGAAGAGACACGTTTCATTACGCCCTCTCTGGAATTCAATCTGCGTGGATGCCGAGAAGCCGATAACCAGGCAGCGCGTGAGGCAGCGGCTGTTAAAGAATACGCCCAGTGGAAGAACGGGTTTGACAAGAGCGAAGAGGCGCGCAAGAAGAAGGAAGCGGCGGAAGAGGCGGCTTTGAAGGCAGGTAAGAAGGAAGGGTTTGATGGTGACGTTCTAGTCAAGTACGATTCGGGTCCAGCCATTCTTCTGGGCCTGGCATTCCTTGCGTTATTTTTCGGACTGGCGACGCGCCGAACGAAATAACAACTTACGAACTCTCGGAGAAGAACAACAACAATGTCATCTGACGTATTCAAGGTGAAAAAGACGCGTGAGGTAAGTTCTAACAAATCAAAAGACCCAATGGGGACTCTTGATTCGTTGCATGAAAAGTATGTCGGAGAGCTGCAGGAGAAGACATCCGAAAACAGTCTCGTTAAAATGCGGACGGATCTGAAGCAGCTAGAGGCGCAGCTAGCAGAACCGTTTAATCCATTCAAATTTGAAGATGTTATGCGAAACACCAAGTTGTCTGCTCAAGTAGATGCTTTAAGGACTGAGATTTCTAATGCAGAAGAGAAGACGGATATTCAGTCGTACTATTTGGAATCTGGCGATATCATGTTGGATTACTATGCCCAGACAGTAAAGAAGACTGTGACCAAAATTGAGTGCGGAACGTTTGATAAGCTGTTCTCGGCGACCGAGACAGCGATTGGACCATCCAAGAAGCGCATGTTTGATGAGTACTTATCTCGTCGTGGTCTGTCCAACGGTCTCAACGTGTCGGAGAATGCCGAGTATATCAAGAAGATGGCTGAGCACTGTGCCACGTGCAATATCCCCCGAGAAGAGATTACGGCCGAAGGTATTCTCGTCTGCCCCAAGTGCGGCTCCGAAGAGTATTCTCTGGTGGTCAGCGACTTCCCGAGCTTCCGGGATCCTCCGAAGGAGCGCAACAATTATGCCTACAAGAAGCAGAACCACTTGAACGAGATTCTGAACCAGTTCCAGGCAAAGGAGAGCACGGAGATCCCCGAAGATGTGATGAACGAAGTTATCTGCGAGTTGCGTAAGCGCCGCATTGACAATATCGCTCTCTTGACCGAGCAGAACATTCGCGAGATCTTGAAGAAGCTTGGACGGAACCGGTACTACGAGCACGCAGCTCATATTCTGTCGCGTTTGAATGGAAATCCGCCCCCGACGATCACCCCCGAGATCGAGGACAAGATCCGTGCGATGTTCCAGGAAGTCCAGGCCCCATATCTCCTCTACTGCCCCGACGAGCGTCGTAATTTCCTGTCGTATTCGTATATCATTTATAAATTCCTGGAGCTCTTGGAGCTGGATGAGTATAAGGTCCATTTCCCTCTGTTGAAGTCACGGGACCGGCTCATTCAGCACGATACGATTTGGAAGAAGATTTGCGAATACTTGCAATGGGAGTTTATTCAAAGCATTTGAGGGACTCGGGAATTTATTCAGAGTATTTAGACAATGGTAAGCCGGCGCAAACATAAAGTAAAACGCAGGGTTCGCACACGTAAGGCGGGACAAGTGCGTCAGTCTCTCCTGAATGACATCGTGCGTCTGAAGCCTGTTCAACTACCGCCTGGACAGACACCAGTGATCACAAAATCAGACTATGGGCTTATTTCAGAACATCACGATGTAGTGCCAGATGTTCCTCCATCGTATCCAACTCTCAGCGTCTCGTCGCAGGAAGATACTGTCAGCACCCCCGAAGCATCTCCGCTCCCTGCTCCCCGTCCTCGCGTAAAAGTTGTCCCCACATCACGGAAGGTCGTTCCCGCTGGACGCCGGGGCCGAGGCAGGCGCTATACACGCAAGATGTGATGTTCCAGAGTACCATCCATTCTTCCCGTTATGCACGTCCATAATAGATTTTAGAGCATACTCGTACGACTTTCCAACCGCCTCCAAGCTGTACTTCGATACTGCACGCTCACGAATATACATCCTATTAAACTTTCCGTCTAGTGCCATCTGGATCCCCAGACAGTAGTCGGCAAGTGTATGACAATGCAGCCCCGTCTTGAAGGGTTCCACCGTCTCCGTCTGCGCACCCCAATCGCCAGTCACTACCGGTGTCCCGCACAACTGAGCTTCTACAGCTACCCCGCAAAAAGGTTCAACCCACTGTGTCGGTGCCAGGAGAGCAGAGAGACTTCCAAGATAGTCCGATCGCTCGGCACCGTGGATAGGAGCCTTATACTTGATATTAGGGCACTTGAGATAGGGGGTAGGATCACCTTGTCCGCACAGAAAGAAGGTCACGTGCGGCATCCTCCTGGCAACTTCAACAATCAGATGACATCCCTTTCCTTCGTTGATTCGTCCAAAGAACCCAACTCCGTTTGGGATAGGATTCAGGGACAGCTTCCACTCAGAGACATCGAAATAGTTCGGGGCAATAAACCAGTAATTCTGCGGACTCCTGTTTTCTTTCGCAAGAGCTGTGTGCATCCACGTATGGCTCTCGAAGATACGATAGTTACGGTAGGAGTCAGGGTAACCGATCCCGCTCTCGACTGCTACCATATTGAGACCTTCTAGCGCAACATCGTGGGCACGTCCAAATGGTAGGCAGACAATATCAGTCTCTGGAGATCGGTAGTGTTTCGGAATGATTTCCCTCAGACGGAGATTGAACTCGCGGTACAGGGGAGTATCCCAGTTCCCCAGGTTTCCAATATACTGCGTAGGATCCTCCAGCCTTCGCACAACCTCATCATGAGGCACGTCGGGATGGAGTTTCTTGTACGACAAGACACGAAAGATATCCCACTCGTCACGCGTCATTAATTCAATGTCCCGATCAGCTCCTGAGTCAGATCCCTGTACGCCGTAATGAAACACTTCAAACCCACGCGCACGCATCATGGGAGCAAAGCGTTTGACCTTTCCGGTAAAAGCACAATGACTGAAGTCCGACGTGGTGACCGTATGCGGAATAGCCAGCATATGAAGACGAACAGTAGGTGGCATTACTGCTAATTGATGGCGTTGGTGTAAGCGCTTCAAGAACGAGCGCCAATGCGGGCTCACCCGTTCAAACGTACAGTTCTCCATGACGTAGTCATACTGCTCCTTCGCAAGGCTTATCATCTTTTCGGGATTAGAGGAAAGATCCTGAAGAATGCTAACAGCTTCTTCGAATGTATTAAACTTCGGTCCAGGGATATTCGCAAAGTTTCCTACACGCGTTCCAATCACTGGAACACCAGATACCACGGCTTCGTAGGGAGGAAGCGGACCACTTTCGGTCCAAGGTTCAGGACCACTGGTCACAACCAGTATATCTACCGTATGGTACCACTCCTTGACCTCATCAAACGTAAGCTTCGTAGCAAACGACAGAGGGATGCCCGATGCGTCCGAAATACTCTTCGCCATCTCTGGACGCTTGCGATATGTCTCTGCGCCGCACCATCCCATAGTCTTCAAAGTTCCGTCTCGCGGGACATAACGGAACTCCGATGGTTCCACTCCGTTGGGAGTCAGTCCGACATTGACGTGGGAGGGAACAAACTCCTTTAGCGTGGGGCTTGTGATCGTGTATAAATATGCATCTGAGAATCCAGGGCGAAAATCTGGATATCCATGAGCAATATACGCGATCTTGGACGCATACTTTCTGTGCAGCGCTTCCACATGATCATAGGCGCAAAACGTCGCCAAACAGATATCTGCATTCTGAATATACGTTTCCATCGTCTTCACTTCATAGGCGTACTTAAACTTGAACTCGTCGGTGAGATACTTTTCAATTCCGCGATGAACGCGTCCAATAGACCAAAAAGGATCATTGAACAGAAAGACATGAACGGGTTCGCTGCTGTGACGCACGATGGTATCATTTCCCCGATGAACGACGCGATATCCAAGCGTCTTGAGAAACTTTAGACATGCATCTACCTTTCCAGACGACTGAAGCTCGTTGGTTTCAAAGCGAATAGTTTTGGGTCTGACAGAGCAGTCGGCGAGAGAACCTAGGATCACAGTATCGTGTCCTTCCGTATCAATTTTCAAGTAATCGCACTCTGTGACATCGTTCTCTTCGAAAATCTGCCGAAGTGTTTTCACCTCCACGGATTTGCATTCAATCAGCGGACTATCACGACCCAGAAGTTCAATTGCCTTGGGATGTGGGGATCCCACACAGCTGCAACCGCGCATCCAGTCTGGAAGATTCTTTTCGGCGATTGTTTCGGGTGTCACATAATACACATCAAGAGTCCCTGGGTGATCAGATACTGCACAATTGATCTTTGTCACACCTAGTTTGTCTGGGAGCCGATCGAGGTAGAGCTTTACGGGTTCAATGGACAGACCCCGCTCATCCGTCGCTAATTGGAGTTGTGTATCAAAGTCTGATGTTCCAATCTCGATGAAATTGAACTTCATGAACTATATGGTAGGAAAACGGATGCTTAAACGCATCTACGTGTAGAATCCTAAGTAGTTTAAAATGAAGCCTCGTTTCTCAGCCTCTGAAGTTGCCGGTATCCTTGGCCGCAATCCATACAAATCCAAGAATGAAGTTCTCCTGAAGGTTCTATCGTCACTGCCAAAGTTCAAGACGCTCATCCTGGGAGTCAAGGAGTCTATGGGCGCACGCACCGACCGCGAGATCGTAGATCAGGCGTCGCCAGCCACTATGCGTGCCATGTGGAACTCGGTTGATGTTGCCTGCAAGGCTACGACTGATAAGGAGATGGAGAGCGCAATTCAAACGTTCAAGACAACGCATATCCAGCAGGTTGTGCAGGAAACACTGGAAGGTAAGCGCCCTGTCACTGAAGCCCTCAAGGAGGTGGTGAGCAAGATCGCATCTGGCCAAACGACTGTGGCTGCTGCTGCATCCAATCCCCAGGTAGTGGCGCATGTGGAGAGCACGCAGGAGCACCAGGTACTGGCAAGCGAGATTCAGAAGCGCCGTGGGACCAAGTTGGAGGATAAGGCTGAGAACACGTATGCTGCTGAGACGGGCAAGGAGGTGACCGACCGCAATACATTTGTGGAGTTTGAGTGTCCCGAGTATCGCCTTATCGGGTATCTGGACGGTCTGCAGGATGGGAAGGTTGTGGAAACGAAGAATCGTAAGAGGTTCTGGAACGTTCCGCCAGCCTATGATTTCGTCCAGCTGCGGTGTTACATGTTCATGAAGGGGAAGAAGGATGGCGTGCTCCTCGAGAACTTCCCCGGTAATCCTCCTCGCACGACCAGCGTACCCTGGAACGATGACGCGTGGATGGATATCCACGAGGGTCTCTGCAATGTAGCACGTACAATTGCCAATATCACTGATGAGGATGTTATTTCTCTGGCGCGAACTGTCTTCCGCTCTGCTTGAAAATCTTTAGGCTCAAAGTATAATAGACACATGAGCCAGCGTCCGATGGGTCCTCCTCCTACTGATCTCCCTCCTCCTCAGCCGTCCAATGCCATCGCCAACCAGATGGCGAAGGACCGAGGCGCGGGAAACCCTGCTACCCCCTCGACCCCTGTTGTCGCGATTCCTCCTCCTACGGGTTCAAAGATGTCGATTGGCAAGTCGCTTTTTAACTCTGTCGGTGGCATTGCCCTGCTTGTCTTTGGAAGTCTCTGGACAATTTTTGGCATTGTCGGGTTTGTGATGTCCCTCATCTGCTTCGGATACACCGGGTCGGTCGGTGAGAAGCTGTTTGGTCTCCTGGCTTCCGTCATGATGGGACCCTTCTACTTCATCTACTACTTTTCCAGTGGCTCGTACTGCAAGAAAATGCCACCCACTCTATTCTAATGGAAGAGCTGCTGCGGCTCCTAGAGGACCCGGAATGCAGTATTGAGAGGGTCGAACATCTCGCAGGGGATCTTCTCCTTATTGACCATATGTATCCAAATTTTGACAACATCGCAGTGCTGCAGAGCAAGGGGTATGCGGTCTATTCCACGGACAAGTACGGAACCCGGTGGTGCAATGTGATCATCGAAACAGCGGATGCCCGGATATATACGCACGGCTAGATTAGATAAAACGGACCCATGAGTTCCCTTCTGACGACACAGAACAAGAAGAGGAAGAATGCTAAAGATTTGCGATATTAACCAGGCTCCCGAGGTCGAGACGTCTTATACGTTTCCTCTGGATCCTTTCCAGAAACATGCTGTTGCCGCTATCCAAGCTCGCGAGAACGTTCTGGTCACTGCCAAGACAGGCAGTGGCAAGACCCTCGTAGGCGAGTACCAGATCGAGTACTCACTCAAGCGCGGGGGGCGGGTGTTCTATACCACCCCCATCAAGTCGCTATCTAACCAGAAGTTCCACGATCTCAAACAGTTGTACTCCGCCCAGGGGGCTACGTCAGCCACTGTCGGGATCATGACGGGCGATGTGAAGTTCATGCCCCAGGCAGATGTGGTGGTGATGACCACCGAGATCCTACGCAATCTCCTGTTCAAGATCGGGTCATCGACCGAGGGCGTAGGGGCTACCGCTTCCCTTTCTCTAGACGGTGTTGAGGCTGTAGTCTTCGACGAGGTCCATTACTTCAACGACCCAGCGCGAGGAAAGGTGTGGGAGGAGTGTCTGATCCTCCTGCCACCGTCTATTCGCCTTGTCCTGCTCTCGGCTACGATTCATAGTCCAGACATCTTTGCTCAGTGGATCGGTGAAATGAAACAAGTTCCAATGCACTTGATCTCTACGCAGTACCGGGTTGTGCCGCTTGAGCATCGCGTACTCAAGAATCTTGTTATGGATGAAAAGGATGTATTCCATCGCGACGCTTACTCTAACTATCTGCGTTACCTGAAAAGCGTTGATGACGCGACCCGTCGGCACTCGGACGCGGTCAAAGCGCGTGCCGCCGACGATCCTTCAGTCGTTCGCGAACTCCGGTCCGACAGCTTCCTTCACCAAATGAACAATATGGTGGAGATGCTCCGGGTCGAAGAGAAGCTTCCCGCCATGTTCTTCGTGTTCTCGCGCAAGATGTGTGAGCAGTACGCTGCCAAGGTCAGCGATACCCTGATTGATGCGACAGAGGGTGCAGCCATCCAGAAGATCGTGCGCTTCCATCTCCATCGCTACCCTGGTCTAGAGATGCTTCCGCAGTACAACTCGTTGATGTCCCTCCTTGTGAAGGGGGTGGCATTCCATCATAGCGGTCTTCTTCCGATTCTCAAGGAGATCGTGGAAGTCCTGTTCTCCCGCGGTCTCTTGAAGCTGCTGTTTGCAACAGAGACGTTTGCGGTCGGGATCAATATGCCGACTAAGACGGTGGTCTTCACCAGTTACCGCAAGTACGACGATGCCGCGGACGGACTACGGATGCTGCGGACCGACGAGTATATCCAGATGGCAGGTCGTGCGGGGCGCCGCGGTAAGGACACGCGCGGCTTCGTGTATTACCTCCCTGACCGCAAGCCCGAGACGCTGGAGGATGTGCAGGCAATGATGAAGGGACAGCAGCAGTCCCTAGAGTCGAGGATGGATTTCCACTACGACTTCCTCCTGAAGTGCCTGCAGCAGGGAAAGGTGGGATGGATGGGACTGGTGAAGCAGTCGTACTGGTACGTTCAGCGCCAGATGGAGATTGAGTCCAAGACGGCTGAGCTGGAGACGATCAAGACACAATATGAGGGACTGGATCTCGCTGAGTTTGAGAAGCGTGATGCGTTTGAGACGACGATCAAGATGACGCAGAATGCGGAACGCAAGAAGGCACAGCAGGGTCTGGACAGCTGGAAGAATAAGCATGTGGGTCCCAAGTGGGAAGAGGGGTGGAAGCGGTACCGCGAATACAAGAAAACACAGGACTACCTCGTTCTCCTCCGAGAGAAGCTAGCTATCCTGCAAAACGTAGAAGTCCCTTTCCTGTCCAATCTCCAGCGACTCGGGTATGCGGAAGGGGAGACGCTCACAGAACTGGGTGTTCTTGCCTCGGAAATCAATGAGGGCAATCCTCTAGTGATGTCCAAGATGTTTGTGAATGGATTCAATCTCCCCCGCGCAGAGCTGGTGGCGCTGCTCTCGTGTTTCGTGGAAGGCGAGAAGACGGAAGATCCAATTACGGTAGAGTCTCTCCGGGTTCCCGAGACGCTCAGGAACGCTCTCTTGGCGGTGCATATGATCGCCCAAGATCTGTATGCCCACGAGAACCCTAAGAGTCAGCCAGAGTACTGGGGTATCCACAACTACTGGCCCGAAGTCGTGTTCCGATGGATGGGTGGGGAGGAGATGGGGGTTCTGTGTGCGCAGTATGAGATCTACGAGGGGAACTTCATGAAGGCGATCTTGAAAACAGCCAATATCGTAGATGAGTGGGTGACCCTGGCGACTATCACCAAAAATATTGGGGTCTTGGAAACTCTGCGCGAAATCAGGGTTGATCTCGTACGGGGTCTGGTGGTTCCAGATTCGCTTTACCTGCGACTCTAGTATCGTCGGCGCCGTGTGCGACGGGTGCGAGTGAGTTTTTTTCCTTTTCCACGCGTCTTTTTCCCTCCTGTCCGGTACGCCGGCTGGACACGTGCGGAAGCTTGATGTCCCCTTGATTCAAATATTAGAGAAGCATTCGGAAACTTTCCGCTCTGTAGAAAAGAGTAAAAATAATCGGTCTTCGCTTTGTACTCCGGGTCATCCTTGTTGAGGTCCAAAATGAAATTGGTAAGTAGTCCGTCAAGGATATGGTAGATCTCTGATTCGGGCTTACCTTGGTCGCGCGCCCGATCTTCTATCTCACTGAGTTGTCTATACAATCTTGACAGCGATGGCATCCTCTTGTTATTTGTTCATACGAATTATTCTAACTGACCTGGAAGCTAAAGCAAATCTTGTTTGCTGCGTAAGAGTTCCACCTACTATTCAGAATCCTCTCAATCTTGAGAGAATCAACATCATTGTCGGCATGCAGGAAGACAAATTCGGACATCCCGTCATCAGCTAGACGTTCGCGATGTTCAATTGAGAATATATCTTCAATCTCAAAGTCATATTCATCAACTAGGCGTCCCATTCCCATGCCAACATCAATCGTCCTCCTGATCGTCCAGTCTGCTCCAACCCACTGCGTAGGGCGGTCAAGATTTGAGTACATGTACGCCCTCCCGTGCGGAACACTCCATCGGACGTATATGAGATCATTGTCATTAAGGTCATTGAACTCGGCGATCTTGTAATCTTGGGGACTGAAGACATCCTCGTCCTCAGGGGCAACAGGTGGGTCACCAGAATTTCCGAAGTCCAGTCTTTGAACAGCATTGTCTAATTGTACGCTCTGAGTCCTTTGAAGAGTATTATTCATTCTATTTAGTCAATGTGGAATAAAACACTCTATTGAATCGGTTTTAGAGGATGGGAGAGTATCGAGCGGGGAGTATATAGGCTCAGCGTTTTCATCTCCAAGACGAATCACTGCTCGAGCGTATATTCCAGTTTTGGCATAATGTTTCCAGTGTCCCATGAAAAATGCTTTGCGCTCCCAAGGCTTAGCTGAACGTTCTGTATGCGACACGGAGTTTCGGAAATACAACTCTTCCACATCAATTTCGTATATCTCATCGCCGACAAACCAGTTCAGAGTTTCGCCTATCGTTGTGTTTGAAGGTGCAAACTTGCCTGCCATGAACAGATTCCCCGTGTCTGGAAAACACACGATGCCGACATCTATTCGTTGATCTCCGTCCAGAAACACAAGATCGCCTACACGGATGGATTTTGGAGCAGGTTTATAAAAGATACTCCAGTCTATCCCTCGCTCTGAAAAAAAAGGCATTCAACCTACCTATTTGTAGATTAGACATCTAAATGGAGCAGCCGATCTCTTGGCTGACAGACTCGATCTCTTTCGAAGAAGTGTTCCTCCGTCCAGGGAAGCGGATAGTCATCATTAGGGGGAGAGGCGATGCCATCCCTGAATCCAGCATCTCCTCCCACCGCATATCTAGGACATACTTCTTCTGAACATCTGAGCCACTGAAGAAGTCAATATCGTCCCATGTATAGTTCGCGTCTGCATTGCCCGTGTGGATCCGGCGCAGGGTCTGACCAATCGTCAAGAACTGGTCAAAGTGTGATGGAATGTCGTCCTCGAGAATGTAGAAGAGGCATGTCCCCAGCCCCTCGTTCTTCCAGATGGCCAGATGATAGTCGTAGGGATAGTCGTCGCTGTTGAAGTGGACGGAGAGTACGGGAAAGTGCGTCATTTTGTGTAGTTGATTTTCGGGTTGCAGGGTCTTCTTAATCCGTTTTCACTGCAGTCACGTGAAAGACCAAGCGCTGCTTCCAGGTGGGTCGCTGCATGTCCAGGAAGTACCGGACATTCACATGTGTCCCCTCGGGCAGACTATTGGGACTTGTAATCATACGCTCCCAGTCAGGGATATACACACGGGTCGGCGAAACAACGATCCCCGTAATGTCCTGGGGCATTCGTTGCAGGATATCCAGGAACGCCAGGTCGCGAGCATGCTTCTTTGCAAACTTCTGTAGGCGATTGCAGTCATCCCGTGCATCCGGGACATCCATTCCCTTCATCGCCATTTGATTCACTACATCCGCCCACCGCCGAATCGGAGACGAGCCGTGGCAGTACCGGGTCTGGAACCCCCAGTGCTGGACATCGGCCGACACGTTCTCGTAGGTTGCAGCAGCATACGCGAACATCCGGGCGTTCATACCTAGGCGCTCGTACTTGTCCAGCTTCTCGCCATCGGGAGCACTATGATGGCGCAGCAGACCCTTGCCCAGTTTCACGAGATGCTCTGCCATCTGCTTATTGTAGAAGATCATCAGTTCGGCGACCCAGTCGTGCGGATCCAGAATCGGTGAGCGACCCGCTAGGTACTCGCAGATCTTGCGAAGGGTATCCATTGGGATCTCTGTTGCGAGTTGGCAGTTCTCGTACGTATAAGTCTTCTTATTGACAATCGTCACCTCCTTGAAATGAGCATTCTGGACTCCCCCCACCCAATCGAAGATGAGGGCATATCCTAGTCTCTTCTCGCCAGGTAAGAGAGACATTCGGGCTTCGAGAGTCTTGGGAAACATTGAGCGCACAGCCACACCCCCATCGTAGAGAGACTGTCCGATATTCTGCGCATGAGCCATCCACGGATTTGCACGGACCCATTCAGCAACATCCGCAATCGTGATAGCGACTTTCGTGATTCCCATGTCGTTCCAAATAGAGATACAGTCGTCAATATCCACGCAGCCCGGGGGATCAATGTTGATGGTGGGGACATCTAGAACCGGACGAAACGCGGAGGGTTCCACGATGGCGGGGAACCGCGTCCAGTCTTCGGGGGAATAGGCTACGTGAATGGCTTTGCGCTCGGCCAGAGGATCTCCACACGTCCCGAGAACGGACACGATCTGACCCCTCGGGATTTTCTCGTCACTGATCTTTTCCGCGACAACTAGAATATTCTTCTTGAGATCGCGATGGGTAGAGGCAATGACCATCTGAGGAAATTGCACATTCAGGGGGCTAAAGAGATACATTGGGATATTGCGAGAAGTCATGCCGTAACGCGTCTTGCTGGTGAGCTGCAGAACACCTGCGATACGCGTCATATTGGAGTTGTCTCTTGGTCCGCCAAGCATTTTACGAACTCGTTTTTACAACCATCCGCCTCCCGCCTTCTTGTTCGGGCATGATCCGCACATGGTCTCCTTCTTCACCGTCACCGTCTGCGTCGGCTTGGAGTAATACAGAAACGCAAACAGTACCGCCAGTCCTGCGGCAATGTAGCACCACCACGCCGTCACAAAGTTTGTCGCGCTTGATACTAGCTGCTGCTGTCCTCCCTTCATTCTTGTTTTCAGCCAAGACAAATTATATAGACAAGATGGGCATCCCGTACTTTTTCGCATCCCTGATCCGGAGGAATAAACATATAGTCAGCCAAATCAGACTTCACCTCCAGCCTGCTATTTGTGCCATGGATTTCAATGCATTCATTCATACGTACCTTGACGATACGCGCCCCGTTGCGAGTATCGTGGAGGCACTCCAAACGTTTCTGGACAAGACTTGCCAGCCGACTACGCTCTACATTGCTATGGATGGTCTTGTCCCCTATGGCAAGATTGTGCAGCAGCGCTACCGCCGGTTCAAAATCGGCGAGCCAGGTGTCTTTGACCGTAACCAGATTTCGCCAGGAACGCCATTCATGAAGGAACTGGACCAGGCGATTCGTGCGAGGTTTCCGTATGTTATCATGAGTTCTACGGAGGAACCAGGCGAGGGCGAACACAAGATCTTCCAGTGGCTCAAGACTCGACAGGAGACAGATGTGTATATCTACGGTCTGGATGCTGATCTCATCCTGCTATCCCTGTATCATCCGCATGTAAAGCTCCTCCGCGAGAACCAGACATTCGGGGGCAAGGTTGGAGAGGGATTCTCTGCTCTTTCCATTCAATCCCTCTCAGGAGCTCTGCCTCTTCCGGCTGCCCAGTATGTTGCTCTGTGCGTCCTTTGTTTCGGCAACGATTTCATGCCGTGCTTGGGAATGTTTTCCCTGCGTGAAGGCGGTCACGATCGCGCGCTCAAGATCTATGACGTTTGTGGGAAACCCGACCTTCTTACGCCTCGGGGTCGGCGGACGTTCCTGGAGTGTGCCGGCAAGCAGGAGACAGCCGTCTATCGCAAGGCGATGATGACCCGTCAGAAACCTGCAGAAGTATCAGTCGTGAGCCCCGATGGCGCTCATCTGGAAACAAGGTATAACCTCCACGTCCTGGATGGTTCAGACGATACCGAGTTTGTAGTCCGAGCCTTTTGGACGACGTTTCACTGGACACACCTGTATTTCAGTCAGAACGTATGCCCTGACTGGAACTGGGTATATCCCCTATCGGAAGCTCCTCTGATTAGGCAGATCCTGCGTTTCCCTGAAGTGCCTCCGGTGTGGAGGGTGAGTCCGTCTAAGTTCAATATCACCAAACAGCTGCAGTTCATCTTGCCTAAAGCATCACTTCAGAGGGTTGGCGGAAAGCAGGTCTATCCTGACGAGATGTACAATGAAGAGACGGATACACGGATTCCGTGGATGCGTTCCTACACGTGGGAGAGCGAGCCATTGATTTCGGTGCCTAGCGCAGAGCTGACAGGGGTCCAATCTTTCCAGCTTTCGGAAGAGAATATCCCCGCGCCGGTGCTATGAGTTTCGGTATGTTTGATGTACTGCTTAAAACGTTCATTTGTTCAACTATAGGATTGAATGCAATCCCTTTGAATTTTAGAAGATCGGCCCACTGAAAAGAACGACGAGACCAGTAGTTCTCTTCGATCGTCAGAAGCTCTCGCAGTTTAGGGGCGGTAGAGATTCCTGATAGAGTCATATTCTTCATCCAGTCAGAACGGATGTACAGAATGTACTCCTGACGTTTCTGACCAACAATAGTTTCTGGAAGGATTCTCTGCAATTCAGCTACGCTACCTTCTAGAGTATAGACAGGTTTATATGTCCTGGCATTGACAGTATTATGCGCTCGAAGAACAAACTCTACAACGCCTCGGCGACTATGCATCCAAGTGGGAAACTTCCGCGTATAATTCTCAATCGTGTCAGAAAAATGCTTGGAGCACGACGGACAGAGAATCGTTTCTTTAAACGAATGGAGCCAGCGTTCTAGCAATTCCTTTTCATACGAAGACGGTTCATCTGGGTAGGCAGCTGCTATTGAGTGAAGAGTTGCCCACCCGAGGGGGCCCCAACGCATGGTCATTATATAAACAAATTAAGAAAGAAGTCCCGCTCCAACCGAGTCGGCATAGAGGGTGCGAAGAACCGCAGGGGGGATCGTCTTCTTGGAGGGGGAAATGATCTTCTTCTCCACGAGCTTCTTACGAATTGTTCCGATATCCGTATTGTATGCCTTGTTGCGAGCAGTACGACGCATCTTCTCTACACCCTTATCCGTCGCAATGCTTACCATACGCTTACGTGTCGGCGGGGCTTTTGACGGGTTGCGAGTCGCTACAATACGTGCCGTCTTACGAAGAATACCGCGGGGGTACGTCTTGGTTCCCCGACGACGACCGCCCTTGAAACCCGGTCCCCACGGCATGGCCTCGGGATTCGGCGGCTGTGTAATCTGGCTGACGCGCACCGACTTGTCTGAGCCATTAAAGGCGGGATCGCTGCCCTCCTTGATAATCGTGATCTTATCACCAGGGGAAGCAAACTCGGCGTTTGTTAGGGGCATCCTTCTTATTCTAAAAACGGATATAATCTCTTACGGCGAACCAGTGTAGTACAAGAACACATCATGGACGCTATTCGTGTGTATTTCCAGAAGGGTGTGGCAAGGTTCTCCGAGTCGCAGATCGAACCCTTCGAGGACTTCCTGTACAACAAGTTACCCCTTATCCTTCGTTCCACGCCGCCGATTGTGGTCTGGCACGACCAAGATGAGGTGACCAAAAAGTACAAGTACGAGTTCCGCCTGTCGTTTGACAACGTGAGCTACCTCAAGCCGCGCATCCAGGAGGCGACGGGTCGGCTGAAGCAGATGCTGCCTTACGAAGCTCGTATCCGCAACTTCACGTATGCTGCCCAGATGTTTGTGGATATCACCCTGAAGGTGCGGACGTATAGCGGTCCAGATCTCGGGGAAGTTCATGAGGAGAGCAAGGTGTTTGAGGGCATCTCTCTCGGCAAGATCCCGGTGATGCTGGGCTCCTCGCTCTGCGTCCTCAAGGACTACCCGATGACGATGGAGGAGATGGGTGAGTGCCCCCACGATCCCCTGGGCTACTTCATCATCCACGGCGGCGAGCGCACCATTCTCTCGCAGGAGAAGGTGGCCGACAACCGTATCATGGTATTCCTCAACAAGAAGACCACGACAAAGCACACACATGCGGTGGAGATGAAGTCCCTGCACGAGAGCTTCACTCTACCCCCCAAGAAGTTGGAGATTCGCATTTCCAGCAAGTTCAATGGTCTCGGCTACCCCCTCAACGTCTGCCTTCCCCGTTTCCGCGAGGACATTCCTATGATGGTCTTCTTCCGCGCTCTCGGGATTACCAAGGACAAGCAGGTCTATGACCTACTCAAGGGCGCTGACGAGGATTACCTGGCTGCATCGTTCAAGGAGTGCGCGGACCTGGAAGTCTTCACTCAGGACCAGGCGGTAGAATACCTGTCGCGCAACCTGCAGTATCCCCCTGCCGCCGAGGACAAGACGCCTCACGTTCGGGCCCTCCTGCTCACCGAGTTCCTTCCGCACGTGAGCCTGTCGGGCGAGAACCCTCCGCCCAACGTCATTATTGCCCGCAAGGTCAAGATTATCGTGACCATGGTGCATAAGCTCCTGAAGACGGCGAAGGGCGAGCTGCCGCAGGATGATCGCGACGCTTACCCCAACAAGCGCGTGGTGACCACTGGGTCGCTGCTGACCCATCTCTTCCGCCAGCTGTTCCAGAAGGTGTGCAAGGATATCCGCTCCAAGTTCGTCCATGAAATCAACAACGATAACTGGAAGCGGTCTGGTCGTGTCCTAGACGTCTTGGTTCTCTCCAATCTGTACAAGATTCTCAAGGTCTCGTCCATCGAGGGCAAGCTGAAGCAGGCTCTTGCCACGGGCAACTTCACTGTCCAGGGTCTCGGGACCTCCAATTCTACCTCCCTCTCGAACGCCACCAAATCGGGTGTGTCGCAGGTGCTGAATCGTCTGTCCTACAACGCCACGCTGTCGCATGTGCGCCGTATCCAGACGCCGGTAGAGAAGTCGGGCAAGCTGCTGGCTCCCCGCAAGCTGAATGGGTCCTCGTGGGGCTTTGTGTGCCCCGTCGAGACTCCAGAAGGTCATTCGGTTGGTATTGTCAAGACTATGAGCCTCATGTCCAGCATCTCGAACCACGTCCCGTCCTTCATCGTCCTCAATCTACTCAAGGAGCTGGAAGGTATCGTCTGGCTAGAAGATATCTGGACAACCGGCGCCGTCGCCATCGTGATCAATGGCGTCATCGTCGCCTACACCAACACGCCACAGTGCGTCCATCGCGAGCTCAAGAAGGCAAAGTGGAGTGCGCGCATCCATCCCCATATCTCTGTTGCCTGGAATATCCTGGAGAACAAGATCATCGTGGAGACCGACGCTGGTCGTCTCGTTCGCCCCGTCTTCCGCGTCGAGAACGGTAAGCTCTTGCCCCGTCCCGCCTCCGATAACTGGAACGACTGGGTGATGTCGTGCATTGAGTACATTGATCCCAACGAGTCCGAGGTTGTGCGCCTTGCGATGTTCCCCGACGAGGTCACGCCTGCACACACGCACTGCGAGATTCATCCCCACATGATTCTCGGTCACATGGCGGCGAGCATCCCGCTGTCGAACCACAACCAGTCACCTCGTAACGCTTACCAGTCTGCCATGGCCAAGCAGGCGATGACATTATATGCCTCCAACTACCACAAGCGCCTGGACCGGAACGCCTACATGCTGTGTTCGCCCGAGCGCCCCATCGTGGAGACCCAGATCATGAATATCCTGAACATGCACGAGATGCCTAGCGGGGCTAACGCCATTGTCGCGATCGCATGCTACTCGGGCTACAACCAAGAGGATTCCGTCATCCTCAACCGCGGCTCTCTGAACCGAGGATTCATGCGGGGGTTCTACTACACCGTCTATAAGGATGAGGAACACCGCAATGTGTCGAGCGGTCGGGAAGAGCGGTTCTCCAAGCCAAAGCAGGAGAGCACGCGCAGTTACAAGCACTCCTCATACGCTGCTGTCCAAGAGAACGGTATGCCTGTGAAGCACGCCGTCGTTCAGGAGAACGATGTGGTGATCGGCAAGGTTGTGAATCTACGGAGCGACCCCCACGGTTACACGTATCGCGACCTCTCGACCACCCACAAGAACGCTGAGCCTGCGCGCATTGACGGGGTGTGGCAAGACAAGAACTCGGACGGCTACCCGTTCGTGAAGGTGCGCATGATTTCCGAGCGTGTCCCACAGATCGGTGACAAGTTTGCATCCCGTGCTGGGCAGAAGGGTACGTGCGGCATGATTCTGGATGAGTGTGATATGCCCTTCACGGCTTCTGGACTGCGTCCCGATATCATTATGAACCCTCACGCCATTCCGTCGCGCATGACGATTGCGCAGCTGTTGGAAACAATGTATGGTCGGGTGGGCACGGCCCGCGGCACGCTGGGTGACGGTACGCCTTACACCCATCTGGGTCTGGACGATCTCAAGGACCACATGCTGAATCTGGGTCTGCACCCGTACGGCAACGAGATCATGTACAACGGTCAGACGGGCGAAATGATGGAGGTGGAGATCTTCATTGGCACGACCCATTACCAGCGCCTCAAGCACATGGTGATTGACAAGTGCCATTCCCGCGGGCGTGGTCCCATCGTGTCGCTCACTCGTCAGCCATGCGAAGGCAGGGCGCGCGACGGTGGTCTGCGTGTAGGCGAGATGGAGCGCGACTGTTTCATTTCCCACGGCGCTGCCGTCTTTACCAAGGAGCGGCTGATGGATGTTTCCGACCCATTCACAACGGGCGTCTGCACCAAGTGTGGTACGCTCTCTACAATCAATGAGAAGGATCATCTCTATGAGTGTAAGGGGTGTTCGTCCAAGTCGGGCATCGAGAACAAGACGATCCCGTATGCCGTAAAGTTGTGGATCCAAGAGCTGGAGGCTATGCATATATCCCCGCGCATGGTCAGTTCAAGTTAAGTGAGTGTGACCCGAATTTCGGTGACGGTTCCGTTCGAATGGGTGGTGTAGAGGTATCCGGTTGAGGGGTCCTGTGTTATAGCTAGAGGGGCATATCCAGCACTGAGCGTTGTAAATAGGCTGACTGCGCCTCCAAGAGTCACCTTGAATATTTTTCTATTTCCGCGATCGGCAACGTACAAGTTTCCATCGATAGCAGATACAATTGATGATACAGCCGACGATCCCGGAACGGTCAATAGTTCTCCAACAGAACCATTTGGATCAGCATATGTTACAGCATTGAGCGATGGATCTGCAGCATAGAGAAACCCGTTGGTAGCAAGGGCAATCCCTTCGGGGTTTGATCCCAGGTTCGATGCATATGTAGTGACGTTCAAGTACGGATCAATAAACTGTATAGTTTGTGTTGTAGGAATGCTGACATACGTATTCCCCTCGTCATTGGTAACAATGCCCCATGCAGCGCTGGTTGCTTCCTGAAGCTGATAGACAAACTGTCCATCCAGAGATACAACCGACACACCATCTGCATGCGCAACAAACAGGGGAGCTCCATCGGGAGATACAGGAGTGTATGATATTCCGCGAGGGTTGGTAAAGGGTGTAGGAACACGGAGGGGGGTCATAGTGCCTGCATCTGGAGGTGATATGACCCAAATATCTCCAGCCAAACTATCTGTTATCCAAAACGACTCTCGTGCGAAAATAATTCCGTAGGGTGAAGTCTCCTGCTGCGTCGCATACCCGTAGGAATTGGTCAGCCATGTCATTTCTGGAAATGTCTGTGCCTCCGTGGATGCGATAACCGATACGGCTGTGCTCGCACGAGGAGGGTTGCTTGTAGGCTTCGGGCGGCGCGTGACTACACTAATTGTGTAAGATGTCAGAGGGGACAGATCTGACAGAACGAACATTGTAGTTCCTCCATTCACGTTAATCACACGATCTCCCGGAGTCACAGAAATGTTATAGCGTGTATTTGATGGATCTCCATAGTCTGCAGGGCTGAGCGACCAATCTACAATTAAACTGTTTGCAGGCGAATCTTGAGTAGGATAGGCGCTCAGATTGGTAATAGGAGCAACAAGCGTAAAGAAGGGGTTGTTAAAATTGACCGAATAACTGGAAAGGTCTCCACTAATTGTACGTATAGACGCAGTGTATCGTTCGCCCGACAACAGACTAGAAAATTCGTATGTTGTAGCTGTCGTATTCGCCGTGAGCTGAGTTCCGCTCGTCGCTAATATGATTTCATAGTCTGAGCCAGATACCCCATTCCAAGAGAATCCCAGGCTGTATTCACCTTTAGACGTATTGCGAAGGTTGGAGGGAGGGCTAATGTATGTGGTGGCGGTTACGGTTGCTGTCGAAGGACTTTCATTTGTACCGGAAAGAGCAGTTACACGTATATTGTAGGATGTCCCCGCAACAAGACCTGTAATAACATAGGATGTACCTGTTCCAGCATTGCGTGCAACACCGTTCACATACACCCTATACGATACTCCAAGCGTAGGACTTGCAGTCCAGCTTGCCGTAATTGACGTTGTGCTTCCGTAGGTGGGTAGAGCCACTAGGTTTGTAGGAGGAGACGTTATGGTAAAAACCTGGATAAGAGCAGGTTCGCTTTCTTGACCTTCAAATTGAGTGGTAATAGAAACGTTGTAGATTGTTCCCGGAATAATCTTATCGTCGAGCAAGTAGGTGAGAGCATTCGGATTTGTCGTTTCGTAAAAGTAGTCGGCGGAGTTGGAGATATTGGTGCCGCTGATGTTATAGACCACAGTCTGATACCCTGGAACTTGGGCTGGACTCGCAGACCAATTGAGTTGTACGGATGTAGGGTCTGTCTGTGCAAACGATAGATTGGTGGGAGGAGCCACTGGAAGAATTCCTTGTGTATTAATCGAGTCAATACTACGAAGTCCTTTATACACTGTATAAACCGAAAAATAATAGGTAGCGCCGGAAGTTAGATTACTACAGACGAACTGCGTAGTTGTAATTCCAGAGAAAGTCTGACTAATACCAGAGTAGGTAATCGCATCAATCGCATAGGATAGATTTTCAGATGTAGGCGCATCCCATGCGAGACTAGCGCTCGAAATATTGACATTTGTTAATGCAAGGTTTGTCGGTGGAATAACTGTACCCGTGAATGCAAATGCATATGTTTCTGGTTCGCTTGACTGACCTGTAATGAAGGTTGTCACCACAATCTGGTAGAGTCTGTTTGCTAGGAGATCGGTGCAGTTTATAGATGTGAAAGGTGCATTGATTGTGAACTGACTTGAGACACCCATTGTCGGTGTTGCCACCACCTGGTATGTTTGGTCGTAGTCTGTTCCCGGTGTCCATTGCACTGCAACCGTTCCGAATGTTCCAGGTACTGGATTCGCTGAGACGTCATATACAGGATGAATCATCGTGCGAATAAACACGTCCGGAACATCTTCGGGGCGCGATGACTTCCCGTCGGAGGTTGCGATAATATTGAATTTGTACAGCCTGCCCGATTCTAGACCCTCGAAATCGTATGTCACTGCATTGGGAGCTGTAGTGTTACTAAGAACATTACCCCCAAGGTTGTCGGCAAATATTGTGTACGTTACGTTTATTCCGAGATCGGTATAACTCTTACTCGCCGACCAATCAAGAATGATTGTTTCGTATGGGTTCATACCGCTTATTTATGAATGGGTTTATATCTATCCGTATCTACCTTACGCCTCCCATGTCACCACGTATCCTGAGATATCCTCTCCGCCATCCGCGCTTGCAGTGTTCCACTCGACATGGATAGAGTCATTATTCACCGGCACATTCTGGGGCGAGTTCGCGCGCGCGGCGAGGAAAAAGAAACCAGGGTCGCCAGGAGCATCCGTCGCGTGTGTCTCTGCATATATCGCAGCGTTTGACACAAGAGGTGAGGAAAATCCAGATAGGTTAGTAGCCGTAACATTAATACCATACCCCGTGCTAGGTTCAAGGCCACTAATAGTAAAGGCCGTGTTCGATGTTGTGAATGTATTATTATAATCAGCGGTGACACCCGTTACGTATATATTGTAGAATGCAATAGCAGATCCTCCAGCCCGGGAGGCGGAATTCCATACTACCGAAATAGCTGTAGATGTTGCCGGAATAGCTGGATTTACCTCTAATCCGGTGGGATAACCAGGAGCGCCAGCCGTATTTATTGTTACATCGAGTCCATTATTACCCGTTGATGACACTCCACTTACATCGGTTGCAATCATTGTAAAGACGTATTTGCCGGAGGTCAGACCAGTTACTGCGGTTTCCTGGCTGTCATACGACGGAGTAAACCGACTAATGATACGGGGCTGCGCGGGGAAGGCAGGTACTGATGTGAGTGTATAACTGGAAATTGTCTTAGAACCGACAAAAGTAGGCTGGTCCCAACCAATCTTCACAGACGTGGTTGTGATTGATCCTTCGACAGCGAACATCACGGGATCAAGTGGTCCTCCCGACACCGCTGTTGTCACCGTAAGAGAATCCAGTCCCGCTGCAGAAAGATCTAGATCGGTTACGGCAAGATTAGTGAAAGTGTACTCCGTGTTTGCAGAGAGACCCGTAAATATTAATGTGGTGGCTGCGCCCTTTGGAAACGTTCCAACAGACGTGTTCTGAACAATAGTAAAACCAGATACATCTGTCGCTGTGAGTGTGTAGAATTCGATAAAGTCACCTTCCGTTCCAGGAAGCGCAGCAGTCCATTCAAGAGCCACTGAGTTTGACGTAACTCCGCCGCTTGCGTCATTAATTCTGAGATCATAAGGAGGTCGGGGTTCGCCCTCTGCAAGGGTAGAACCAGTGACGTAAAAATTGCCAGGAGAATTTATTACAATTGCCCCACTTACACCAACGCTGTAAATATTAAAGGTGTACTGCCGATTTGCTGTAAGACCTGTAATTGACCCGTCCACCGCGTTAGGAGGGAAAGTGGCATATCCACCAGCATCCGGAGGCTGCCATAGAACGACATACTCGGACAATGTTGTACTGCCAACATTCGACACCGCAAGCCACTCCAGTCCAAAGGTGGTTGCAGTCGTAAGCGTGCTCTGGGCAAATCCCGACGGGTCGGATAGTCCATTCAAAGCGTTCGTTCCCGCCGAAACCTTTGCGTATCCTGGAGACGAGCTGAGAGTACCCGCGTTGGCTATCACGTTAAATGTGTAGCGCGATCCCGGTTCTAGATTTTCAACTCGGTACTGCGAGACATTGCTTGTGAGTGTGTGAGTGCCGCCTCCATCCGGGGGCAGCCAGTTTATCGTGTATCCAGTAATTGCACCTCCGCCGTTACGAGATGCATCCTGCCAGATTAGCGCCACGGTATTGGACGTTGCCAAACCGTTCAACCGAACCCCCCACGGGTCTGTCGGCTTTCCAGGAGTGGAGGTGGTGGCATATAGAGCGTAATTTCCAGGGCTTAGACCCGCTGGGTTATCGGCATTTATCGCCTTTATCGTGACACTGTAGCCGGTATTACTGGATAGACCTGTAATAATATAATCCAAGACGTCTGCGCCTACTGTAGCCGTAGTCATGGGTTTGTTTTATACCCCTGAATATATTTTGACTCAAAATTACTTATCGCAGCTACGACGTGTAATTTTGAATATGTAGAACATATTTTTCGTTTCTCGTTTCTTAAGACGTGTATGAGACCTCGTATGCAGTGATCGGGTCTCCGCCCTGCTCGTCGGGACTGGTCCAGGCAATTGGAATGGAGTCTGCATCGACAAGGCCGCTTGTCCGGAGTCCACCCACATCTCCAGGTCCAGCCGCCGGACTGGTCGTTAGCCCCAGGGACCCCGACCAAGGAGATAGGATAAAGTCAGCGTTCTCAGCTCTGACGCGAACATTATAAAGCGTATCTTCCGTCAGATTGGAGATCGTTAGCGTCGTATCTAACCCTATGTTGAAAGTGCCCTGGTCAGTCGAGGTTGGAGGGGAGATCTGCACAATATGGTTTGTAACCTCTGAATTCTCCGCTGGACCCTTGTAGGCACTGTTAAACATGACAGTGACGGACGTAGAAGTCGCCGGAATATACGGATGAGCCTGGAGATTGCTGGGCGTGAAAGGAGCACCTAGCTCTAGGGTCGTAGCTTCCACTGTTGCTTCGGTGCCTCCAGGAGATATGAGTCCGCTTACATTGCGAGCGTACACTTTGAAGGTGTAATCTGTATTGGCAGTTAGACCAAAAATCACGGTACTGCGATTTGCAAGCGAGCCTGCCGGGTTCTTTGTCAGAGCTGTTTCCGGACCGGCATTTGTGTCATAATACTCGATGAAGTAACTAGAGAGATTAACGCCTCCATTACGTCCGTTTCCGGATAGATTCCAAGAGAAAGCGGCATTGTTGTACGCGATACTTGTCAGTGACAGGATCGGATCGGATGGCGCACCAGATACGGATGTGGTAGCATCGAACGTAGTTGCGCACTCGGCACTGAATCCTGTGGAGAATGCCACAAGAGAAAACCTGTACTCAGTACCGGCAGACAAATTCGAGTAAGTGTAATTGCTCTGATCTCCTACCGAGGTCTGAGGCGGCAGGTAATAATCCGCCGATATATCGTATGCGGTGATGACGTTGCTTTCAATAGTGTCGGGTGCAGTAGCAACGGCAGGAATCCACGTCATAGACACGGTGTTATTTGTCGCCTGACCATCCTGCGCAAGGTCAAGAGGGGCCAGAAGACCTCCCAGAGCAATCGTTGAGCCGGTGATGTAATAGTTTCCAGGAGACGTGTTACCAGACTCATCGACTGAAACAATATTAAATGAATATGTGGTCTCAGGTTCGAGTCCTGTGACAATCTTATATGTATCATACTTGTCGGTATAGACACTTCCACCACCATCCGGAGGCTGCCAGGTAATCAAAAACGCAGACAAGTCACTCGTCGAGGAATCTTCGCGGTCGGGATCGACCCAATCTAGAGCGATCGAGTTAGAGGTCGCTGCAACAGTGTTATCAATCGCAAACTGAGAAGGATCATGCCATCCATCGGATCGTGCCGTTGCGGCGACAACCTTTGCATACCCCGGAGATGCAGAGGCATCCTCATTTATAGTCGTCACGGTGAATGTGTAGCGAGAATACGGTTCCAGATCGGTAATCGTCGCGGCATAAGGCAGCGAGGCCCCGGGTTCGAAGATCTGTGGCTGCGTTCCGCCGTAAGGAGGATCCCATGTAATCTGGTAGCCACTAAGCCCGGCTCCTCCATTCTGGTCAGCAGGTTGCCAAGTAATAGTGACGGTAGTCGCAGTAGAAGGAGTACCAGTTCGTACTTGGACATCAGTGGGGTCGGTTGGTTGGAGCCCTGCGCTAAGCGTTGTTGCCACGATAATGTCGCCGTTCCCTGGCGAGTAAGTTGTGCCGTTGTACGAACGGACTTGAATCGAGTAGGTCGTTCCCGGCGCCAGACCGCTTATGTCAGTTGCGAGTGTTGCGGCTCCGCTGAGCGTGTATGTACCACTGGTAGCCATAGTTTGTGTTTACATCCCAGGATATTTCATAGCCGGTTACCGCACTGCCTCCCCCCGGCGACCCGGATGCCCAAGATAATTCAGCAGTTGAAGACGTCACCCGGCCTATTCCAGGACGCACAGGATCCAGCGGACCGCTTGAACTTGGAGTTTGGGCAGTAGTAGTCACAGAATCAGACACACCACCCTCGTCATTGTAGGCCGTTAGAGTGAAGGTGTAGGAAGTTATACTTGCAAGGTTGCTGAACGTGTATGCCGTAACTAGTCCAACATCAAACGTGGTGTCTCCGTTCCTGTCTGCTGGCGATATTGTCAATGTATATCCTGTCACTGGACTTCCGTATCCACGATATGCCGAATCCCATACGAGCGAAATCGTGCTTCGGGTGGCTATCCTGAAGCCGTCTGCTTGAAAGTTTGTTGGAGCATCCGGTGCAGGGGGTGTTGGCGGCGGCGCCACCGGGCGACGTGCCACAAAATTGGTTGGTGGAAAAATTGGGGCCTCGCCGTAGAGTGTGACTAGATATCCGTTACACAGATTTGGGCTGTTTGCTAGAGCGTAGATACGCCGAGATGCAGATAAGAGAACGCTTTCACTATTGACATACTTATCGCTCAGATCGATAGCTGCTAAACGGGATAGATCCATGTTAAGCTGGTAAATGTATCCAGATGTATTCTTGCGAGATGCGACAGTAATGAGCTTAGGAGATGCAGAAAATGAGGTAGAAAACGTAGGCTCGTAATCTGCCGTCGAAGTGGATTTCACCTCTAAAATTGTGTCATTGGAAAGTACGATGTTCCACACATTGCAGTTATCAGCAGTGAAGAAGATCCGGGATATAATATCTCCTCCCGAGGTATCCATCACCGCAACTGGGCTGGACTGGATACTTGTAATGCTGCTGATATCGCATAGAATATCAAAACGAGGCTTGCGCGGATTCTGAGTATTGATAGCATAGACTATGGCTCCATTGGCAAAGACAACGCGTGTATTTTGGGTCAGGGGTACAGGACTTGTCGTAATTGGAAAACCAGTAGCTGTGTTGTATCCCCACAGGTTATTGCCGTCGCGATCAAAGCAGTACATCGTGCCCAAGTTCGTTCCTACAAGCACCACCGAAGCGTAAATGAGTGGAGAGACGGTGAAGTATTCGTTTGAATCCTGTAGTTGGTTTATCCAAATTGGTTGTCCATTCGAAAAGAAGTATCCGAGATACTGCCCGTAGGCTGCAATGAGGGATTTTCCATCAAACGCCACTGAACCAGCAGGTGCTGCAGGTAAGTTGCACGACCATAGAATGGCACCGCTGGGATTCAGCGAGTACAGGGTGTTTCCGGCAAAGGCACCCACGACGCCTTTCCGACTAACCGACGGAGAGACTGTGATAGGAGCCCCAAGATTCCGAGTCCATTCTTCGCGAGGAAAATACGTATCGCTATAGGTCGTGTATTTTATCAGGTTACCCGAGGACGTTCCTACGAATACTTCGCCAAGCGGACCGATAGCGGGTGCACCGACAAGTTCGCCCGAACCAGAAATATCCAAGATGGTAATTACTTGACCTGCGATGAGAGGAGTGGGAGATAAACTCACACGCCGTTCAGAAAACTGTAGAGTGGGAATTTGTGTAGGAATCACTGGAGGAATAACAACCGGCGGAGGCGGCGGAGGATCGGGAGGAATTGGTAAGCGAAGAATGGTAGCACATGCAACATAGGGTGTCAGCGTGCATCCAAGATTAGGGTCGGGAGTAAGAAACTTGCGATTCGGAGACCCCCAACCCCAGAATTCACGCGGATTGAATGTTGGCGCTGGCTTCTTGCAGTTTCCCGGAGCAGGAAGACCGCAATCGACTGGTTTCTGGCGCGGAGGGAAGTTTGTGACGCCTGCGCGCTGGACGAATTCAAATGAGAGATAGAAGAGATAGCTTGAGTTCGATCCAGATATATCGGATGGAAAGAAGAGGTTTCCCACATTATCTGCAATGATAGCACGTGGAGTCACAATCTTGAGTTCATTCGGATCGGTCGTAATGAGTTCCGTTCCTCCACCAGCAATCACCGTGTAAAGATTATTTCCTTCCGTGCGGACGGTAACGAATCCTTCAGTTGCAAGGGTTGAGAACAAGTTATTGTTGAAATCAAAAAAGAATGAGAGTGGATTTTGGTTGGGAGGATACTGAAAAAATGGTGTGATTGCGCCAGTATCCTTGACAAAATCATAGTAATACACGATGCCCAACTTGTTATCGGCTATAAAGAGCCTATTTTCGTTGGATTGAAACTGAAGAGTGCGGAAGTCCGGGACAAATGTAGGAGTAATGTCTGAGTATTGTACAGTTGGAGTTCTCTCATATCCATAATTTCCAACGGAACTAATTGTTCCTCCACTTTGGTTGACAAAGAATACCTCTCCTTGAGAATTCACTGCAATACCTCCCGTATTATCGCCGTTTGTATAAATATTGGAATTGGAGGTGCCCGAGATAGTATATAATTGGTTATTGACGATAACATCGGTGGTACGATAACGACAGAGCGCGTTGTTTCCCGGGACACCGACAAAGACGAACAGACTGCCAGGATCCGTGGTGATTGCACGAATCTCACTGGTGAAATCACTTCCATCTTTTCCTAGCCGCATCGTAACAAGACCGGTAGCAGGCTGGTATTTATATACCTTACCGGTAGATGTCCCGAACAGGATAGTATCATAGGTTGCATCAAGCAGTGATGGGATAGAACACATAGCGGTGATGTACCCACTGGTTGTAGCGATATTGGAAAGCACGTTGTTCGTGGACATCCCTGCTTATATATACCGTTGTATCAAAACGAGTGAAATTCCATCGTGGATGACCGCACCCCAATACGCTGAATACCATGACATCCTCAGTCCCAAAACCATGCCGAGAATAACTACGATGGAACGGAGGAAAGTGTTGATCAAAAGGTTGGACGTGGGGTAGCGGAAGAGGGGGCTTAGCATTGCTTCTCTATCTGAAGAAAATAATTTCTCATTTGAAACCGCATGTCCAGGACAAAGGGTCGCCACGGGGACCCCCAGAAAAAAATTCTCTTGCGTAGAAGCATAACAAACTATGGGAGGCGGACTTATGCAGCTCGTCTCGTACGGCGCTCAGGATATCTACATCTCGGGTAACCCCCAGATTACGTTCTGGAAGGTGCTCTACAAGCGCCACACCAACTTCGCCATGGAGGCGATTGAGGTGACGTTCAACGGCCAGGCTGACTTCGGCCGCCGTGTGACGGCTGTCATCAGCCGCAACGCTGACCTGATGTACCGCACCTACATCCAGGTGACGCTGCCCCAGATCACCCTCTCGACGCCGGATGCCCGCTTCCGCTGGCTCAACTACGTCGGCCACCGCCTGCTCAAGCAGGTGGAGATCGAGATCGGCGGCTCGCGCATTGACCGCCAGTATGGTGACTGGATGCAGATCTGGACGCAGCTGACGCAGCCCGTCGGCACCCAGGTGTCGTTCGACGACATGGTTGGCAACTCCGCCGACCTCGTGCTGCTGAAGGACGGCTCGGGTGTTGCGCTGGACGCCACGTGCGCCGCCTCGGAGGCCACCAACTCGTGCTTGTCCCGCGCCGGCACCCCGCTCAAGACGCTCTACATCCCCCTGCAGTTCTGGTACTGCCGCAACCCCGGTCTGGCCATCCCGCTGATCGCCCTCCAGTACCACGAGGTGCGCATCAACGTCGAGTTCGAGCAGAACTACAACTGCTGCTACGCCGACAAGCAGCAGCTCAACATCTCGCTGCTGCCTGTCCAGACGAACATCTCCCTCGGCTCGGGTGTCACGTCGATCTCCCAGCTCCAGCTGGTTGCCGCGTCGCTGTACGTGGATTACGTCTATCTCGACACGGAGGAGCGCCGCCGGTTCGCCCAGCAGTCGCACGAGTACCTGATTGACCAGCTGCAGTTCACGGGCGACGAGACGGTCACGGCCTCGTCCAACAAGATCCAGATGAACTTTAACCACCCCGTCAAGGAGCTGGTGTGGGTCGTCCAGCGCGACTCGTTCGTGGATTGCAACTCCCCGCCTACGCCGTGGGTTGCCCAGGCGTACGGACAGCAGCCGTTCAACTACTCCGACGACTGGAGCACGGAGGGCATCGTCACGGCCGTGCTCGGCCGCGGCGCCCTGGCGACGTCTGCCGGTGCTACGGTCCCGACCTGGGCACCGGGCCCGGCCGGCGCGTACGGCGCTGCCTACCTGCCCGGTGTTGGCGCCTCGTCCGGCGCTGGTCTGGGCACTGGCTCACAGCTCTACAACGCGGACGGCTCGGTCGGCGATGAGGCGTTCTTCGAGGGCACCACGAACTACCTGCTCGCCAAGGTCATCCTCGCCTCCAACGTCAAGTGCGAGGGCAAGAACCCCGTGGAGGTCGCCAAGATCCAGCTCAACGGCCAGGACCGCTTCTCCGAGCGCGAGGGCCGCTACTTCGACAAGGTGCAGCCCTGGCAGCACCACTCGCGCACGCCGTCGGTGGGCATCAACGTGTATTCGTTTGCCCTGAAGCCGGAGGAGCACCAGCCCAGCGGCACGTGCAACTTCTCGCGCATCGACAAGGCGACGATCAACCTGACGCTGTCGGTGAACACCGTCCGCGACCAGCGCACGGCGAAGGTGCGCATCTACGCGGTGAACTACAACGTGCTCCGCGTCATGTCCGGCATGGGCGGCCTCGCGTACTCCAACTAAACAGCTATACGGCGGTGGTGTGTAGTAGTGATGTTAACTAAAAATAAATAAATAACGGTCCTGGAAACAGGGCTCAATAAGTATCGTATAAACGAGATCTATTGAGTGGTTTAGATAGACATACTGTTACTATAGAACAAGGATGAATAGAAAAATTTGCGTGATTAGTCAAACATATTCAGATAACAGGCACATTCTTTTTAGATTTCATAATTGCGATGATAATCAGATACACTTTCGTAATTCATTTGATAAGAATATTTATTCATTTCACAATTGTTCAGACGACTACGTGAACACTATCTTGAACTTTAAATTTTTTAAAGAGATCAAGAATCTTGAGATTGTTCGGTATAATGATATATCGTACACCGAAACATTTAAGCGAACACTCCAAAAATGCAGAGCTGAAAAGTATGATCGGGTTATATTTATGCAGGATGATTCATATTCTCAACCCGAAGAGAACACAGAGTTAGTTAATTTTATCAAGACTGGAGACTACAATATGTTAAATATGGAAATGACCCCACTTGAGATTACACACGTTCAATCCATGCCTGCTGTGTATACTACAGATACACTAAAGATATATCCTTCCACGTCAAGAGATTTCGTGCTATCAGGAAAATGGGCATTTGACGATGGGTGTTGGGCTGCAAAGCTAGACTACCTTTCAAATATTTATGATGATACGTACTTTAATATCGGAGATATCTGGTCAGGAGAAATACATCTAAAAAATAAAATTAAAAACACTGTTGTAGACCGTTTCATCTGTGGCCGAAGTTATTTTTTTAGGAGGGCTGTAGTCGGTAAAAATGTTCAACCAAACAACAATGATCGAGACTATATGATGAACAGATTTAAAAGGGTATAAAGTATTTACCCCCTGCGGGGGTTGATCACATATGATTACAAATATTATTCTTTTTGGACATACTGGGATGCTTGGTCGGTATGTGTATTCTTACTTCAAGAACATTCGAGTAGTCCGTGGATTCCGTGTAACGAAAGACACAACAAGTGCGGATATCGAAGCAGTTCTCTTAGCCCATGGGATTAACGAATCTACGTGTGTTATCAATTGTATTGGCGCGATCCCCCAGAGGAATCAGACCCCCCTGAATTATTACATTGTAAATGGGGTGTTTCCTCACCTTCTCTGGTCTGTCTGTGAAAAGTACCGCTGCCGTATGATACAGCCTACGACGGATTGTGTATTCAGCGGAACACGTGGAATGTACACTGAGGCGGATGCTCACGACGAAAGCGGACACTACGGGCTCAGCAAGTCTCTCGGAGAACCAGGCTGTACTGTTATCCGAACATCTATTATTGGAGAAGAGCTATCAAACAAAAAATCCTTCCTTGAGTTTGTCAAGAACAGCTCTGGAACTATTCAAGGTTGGACAAACCACATGTGGAATGGCATCACGTGTCTTGAGTACTGCAAAGTCATCGAAAAAATCATAACAGAGAATCTCTTCTGGTCTGGAGTACGACATGTTGCGTCTCCTACTCCGGCAAGTAAGTATGACATTGCATGTATGGTTGCTAGGGTATTCGGAGTAACGACAACCATTGATGAGACGACAGGACCAACCCTATGCGATAAAACGTTGAGCTCTGTATATCCCGCGATCTTCGTTATCCCTGAGATAAGTGCGCAGGTGAGCGATTTACGGAAGTTTATGCTTTTAGATGTATAATGAGTTGGTCTCCCAAGACTGGACGATTTACAAGTGGCTCAGTAAGAATGGCAGTCGATACCATAACAACCCCGATTCCTCCACAGCCACTAAATAATTGGACAGGAAGCACTACGCGACTTGAAATAGAAACTCTACTGTCT